TATACAAATCTTTTACGAACATCGATGCCCATGTCGGCAAGCTTCTGCACAGGAGTAGCATTTTCGGTGTCGATATAAACAACTAGGCCTCCCATCTTCTGAGTGACCGAAGCAGCGTGGTAGGCTAAGTGAGACTTGCCCGAAGAAGGTAGACCTGAAATCTCGATGATCCGACCCTCAGGATAACCGCCACCCATCGCGTTCTTGATGGCGTAATTAAGCTGGATCGATCCTGTATCGATCCAACGCTTGACCACCGTCGGCGCATCCATTTCGGATAGGTTATAAGCGATTCGTGTTCCAAACTCTTTATTGATGGAGGAAATCAAGTCCTTCATCATGCTATCAACTTCGTTCTTTTTGCTCATATGTCTTATTATTATCTTTCAATCGGTGTGAATAGTACAAACGCCAGAAACCCTTTAGATTCCTGGCGTTTTTATTTGCTTTAATTAATGATCATTCATCATTCATGAGATCTGCGAACGCATCATCAAGTGATTGTTTCTTTGCAGAATCATCATCCTTCTTTGATTTCTTTGCGGCAGGTTTTGTGTCAGAAGACTTAACCGCTGCAACAAGATCATCCAGCGCATCCGTCGTTACAACGCCTCGGGACATCTCAGGAGTTGCATCAGCTACAGATCCACCATTGAGCCAATTATTGAGAACAGTTTCAATTTCCTGTATCGACTTCAAACGATACATGTCATCGATGTTTGGAATTGAATTAAGCCATGATTCCATCTGCTTTGAATCCTCATGAAGCTTAGATGGCCTACGAGCTGGGTCAACGGTCGTGTCATTAAATTGCTTGCCTGGTTGTTTCGTGATCGACACCTTTAGGTCGAAGCCTTCGGTCGGCGAGAGGATGTCACCAACCTCCTCGTCGAGGAAGAATCCGAGCATGCGCTGATAGACGACCTTACCGAAGCTCCAGATCTGGACGCCCTTGTCCTCCTCACCTCTAACGATGACGGGAGCATAGCAACGCATCTTCGGTTGCAGCTTCTTGGCAAGAACACGATCATCCAGCTTACCGCTGTTATACAGCTTGCGGATCAAATCGTTGATCGGATCTGGCTTACCAAACTGATTCGGCGCCAAGATGCCGGCGTTTTCGCCGATGTAATAGAACCATCGCTCCATGAACGGCTGCCCATCGGGAGCGTTCTTCCATGGTAGACAGCGAACCCTGTGCTCTCCCAGACTCGGCTTCCACAACTGAACCGAAGAAGTCTTCTTCACACCTGAAAGCTCTGCGACGCGACGTTTAATTGCTTCTAGATCAATTGCCATGATATTTTCCTTATCCTTTTCCGTTTTCTATTCCTAACTTGTGGCAGGAATATTACTCTGCACCGTGCAGATAGTTGTACCCTACCACGTACCTTTATATGTGTTCAACGTTTAAATTCACGACCAACTTGAATTCTTGCGCTTAGGATTCTTCTTACGCTTCTTTGATCCCATGATCGGAGAATCAGGGCTCATACCAAGGGGTAGCGTAAACCCCTGAATAGCACCGACTCCGCTGAATTCTTCAAGTTCCTCACCCTCGGCCGCGGCCTTTTTCTTTATCGATCTTTTTCCATGATCTTGGCGGACGAGCTGTTGCGCTGCAGGCCGATTCTCTTCTAAAATCTCAGAAACAAGAATCCTTATGTAATCGCGTAACTTTTCGTCCATAACAATTAAATATCATCAAGGAGTCCAAGCTCCGCAGACTTTTTCTTGCATCGTAGAAATATAATCTGATGTCATGACCGCAAACACCAATGGGTTTGTCTTCAGACAATAAGACTTATTCTCATCCAAAACGAATCCGTCATTGAGTAAAATAGAAAGATATTCATCTGTCTTTAGTTTAAGACCGAATGCCTGACACATGTTAACACTTCTTTGAGGGGTAGACATATATTGCATGTCTTTATTGTGTTTATAAAACTCGCCTAGCTTTTCGCGATGCCACTCCGAGTCTTGTGGGACATAATAATCAGTTACAGATCCATCGTCATTGGCCAATCCGACCTTACCAATGTCATGGAACAAACAGCTGATGATAAGAGACTCTTTTGGAACGTCCCAACCATAAGCCTTGACAAGCTTCATTGCATTAGAAAGAACACGCAGAGAATGGTCGACTAATCCACCAACCATGCAATTATGAAAATCTAGTCTGGACGAGGCAGGACAAATTGCAAGACGCTCTCCCAAAGAATCCACAAGATTTAATGCTGATTGTGATCGGTCACCAAGCTTCTCGCATAGCGATCTAAATTTATCAAAATTCGCAGCAATTTCTTCAGGAGTTAGTTGTCTCTGTTTCATTTTCTTGATTATCATCAGAATCTTTTAAGTTGTTCAAAAGATTTTTCCTACGCGTTTTCCAACCCTTTTCTACTCTTTTTGTGTATTCTTCTTTTGTAACTTTTTTGTTAGCTTCTCTAATCGATTCAATCCATTTTCCATTAGCAGATCTATTCTCTGCTATTTTTTTTGCTCTTTGCTTAACTTTTTCTTTGTTTTCTTCACACCACGTAGAAACTGCTTCACTTACTTTTTCGCAATAATCTTGTTTAAAATTTTCATCTTCTAATTTTTTTAAAAAAGCTTGACCACCCTTGTTCGCTTTTTCAAGTTGCATTTTTTTGAATGCTTCATTATATTCTTCATCTTCAAGACAATTTTTCTTAATCGTCTCCCATGATGAATGATTTATTCTCTTTCCTAATTCAGGATCATCTTCATGTCTTTTTTTTGCCAAATTTGAAAGATGATCTTTAGCAGCTTGGGTAAAGCTATTGTGAGAATAATATTGTTTTAACGATATGCTCAAATTTTCTTTAGCCTGTTGAGACATTTTATAACGTCCTTTTTTTCGACCCCCGTTCCCGCCAGCGTCGAAATTCATTCCGCCAAATGAAATGTCTGTTTTCATTTCTTGAATTAAATGAATTTCTCCATCATTCATCTCTTCTTCGGTGAGAAATGTTTTCAACTCGCTAATATGACAATTTTCAATTCCGTGTTTGGCAAGAAAATAATCGAATTTAATATCTTTGGGCTTACCTTTACCAGATAAAATTCTTTTAGCACATTTTATGTGTCCGTTGTGCCTATTTTCTAATCCATACTTTGACTTACCGACGTAAATATCTTTACCCAGACACTTTTCACAATGGCAACTGTAACAATAAACGATGTAATTTATTTCCATGGTCAACAAGACCTCCCGGAAATATATATTTCTTGGTTATAAAAAATTAGAAATATTACGATACAGTTTTTTACCTAGAAATTTCTTCAATTTTTATGGGAAATGCCTGGTCATATCCAGGGACATTTACCTTGGATATATCAGCAACATCTTGTAGCCTATCTGGGTGTACGTCTAGAATCAATGCATCATGAAGCACGAATATAGGTCTTATGCCATTCGTTCCTAATCGGTCCAAAATCTTTCCAAATCCGATTAGGGATACATCTACGCCTGTAGACTGTGCATAGTAGTTAATGAAGATGTTGTCTTGGATTCGATCAAGGTTGATCTTCCTTCCGAATCTATTCGTGATGAATCCCTCTTGTTTGTGTTGCTGTTTTAGTCTTTTCAACAAAGATTTTGTATTGATGTAGTCTTCGATCTGCTGAGTCAAAACGAATATTTTTTCTTCAGTCGTTCCTAGATGCAATGCTACCGTTGCCTTAGATGAACCGTATAGAACAGACAGCACTGCTGCCTTAACCATCGCCCTAGACAGACCTCCAAACTGTCTAGCAAGCATTTCATATAAGTCAAATTCTTCGCAGTTTTTACCGGATTCATACAACAGTATTCTAGCCTCCAACGAAGAAAAGTCCATTGAGATAATTCTACCGTCTGGATGCGAAGGCTTGAGGATTTTTCTATAATCCTTTTTTAACAATAGGATGTTTGGACCTGATTTAACGATCAATCTTCCTGTCACGGTTCCAAACCGATCGTATAAAACAGGCTGAGCATATCCTCCGCTGCGCGAACGAAAAGATTCAACAACTTGAGAATTTATTGCAGATGAACCACAAATTTCATTGATCTTACCTGTATCTGTCTTCGCGGGCTTTATTGAGTTTAAAACCTTATTTCCATGGACGAATGCTTCAACGTAGTAAGCTGTTGAAATATCTCTATTGTCTTTCACGAAAGATATGACGTCATCAAAAAAAGACTTATACTCGTGCCGAGGAAGAATCATTGACCACGGCGGGTTTCCTTCCATGATGATCGACATCGATTTTTTATATTTCTCTGGTATGCATGGAACTTCGATGATGTTTTGCAGGCGGAGCGCAGTGTCGAAGCACCGATCATACGATTGTTTTATTTCTCCTGAAAAACACCAAACATCGTTTTGAACCTCGTCTGTCCAAGCCGCACCATCAAGAGAAAGTAATAAATTCTTCTTTGAGCCTAGCAATGAAGAACCAATTGCAATATTCATAACAACCTACAACATAACAAAGGTTGCGGTCATTTTACAATTTAACAAAAAGAAAGGATACTGGCCTTGTGCCGTAAGTTATTCAGAAATTACTTCTTCTTAGAGAACTGAGGTTTTTGTTGAACGTCGGTAGATTCTTTTGCT